GGAACATATCACCTCCTTAAAAGCCAACAATCAAAACAAAGTATTCAGCTGCAAGCCAGTAACAGAATGGAGAATAAAACTTGGAGTAAGACCTTGCCTGAGAATTTCAAGGCTGCATTTGACTTGAGAGACATTCTACAACTACAGTCTGATCCCAGAGATCTTATGCATCCCAAGAATTACCTGGCAAGAATAACTCCTAAAAGAGATGTGAATGTTAGCTGTAATGATGAAGTCACTGAAATCAAGATTCAGATATCTTCAAGATTTATTACTGTATCCAGAAATGGTCTCTCAGAAAAGAAATGGAAAGAGAAACTATCTGGGCTGAGACATGACTTCGTGGCAAACGAACTGTATGCCACCACAGACCAGCCCTTAACTATCTTGGGTCTGCAGTCCAAACAGACACCAGACTGTATCATGCTGGACCCTCCTAAAGTACTAGAGCTGGCAACATGTGGTTCATCAGAACAGAATGCTATGAACTCATCTTGGCTATCAAAGAGGATAGCATACCAAAATGTCCTAGAAAATGTTGCTGATTATTATATAGTGGTTGTCAGTAAAGACATTGTCATGAGCAATGCAGATATGGATGACTCAACTATTGACATTCTATGTGAAAGATGCAGAGTTGGATTGGATTTAGAGATGCAAATAAAGGAACTAACTGGAATTGGACTCAACTCAGAATCATCCGAATCTGATCGTATAGGGTTAGTAAGAGAATGTCTGAATGAGATTAAGAATATGCCTCGTGTCAACACAAGAGGTATGAATGAATCATTAATCCTAGAATCACATAGAGAAAATAGTGAAGTTGAGGATATGCATGTGGCAGAATTAATGAGGAAAACATTGCAAAAATCAATGCAGATATCAAAGAAAACTTCTCAAAGTGCTATTGATGAATATGTGAAAGGTTTTGACAAGATTGGAACTAGGAGAGATAAAAAAAGAGTACAAAATTTCCCCATGATTTATGGAGTGAGAACAGGGTCATCTAGGTACAGCAAGATAGATCCTCTAGGAAGAAACATTGATGTTCCTGACACCCTCATGAAGGTGATTCAGTTCGGTCTAGCCCATCATAATGAGAGATTACATAAGTCAGAATCCTCAATAAAAATCATGTCTCTATCTGAATCTGTTTCAGGAGTGTCTGAAACTGTTCAACACCACTTGAGACAAGAGAGTATTTACAAACCACATTTGACAAAAATGGACAAAATTTATTTAGCACTAACAGGTGTGGGTGCTAAAGATTTATCTAGTGAGCAAGAAATTATAGATAAGGAATTCAAATCCAAGAAATCATTTGATCTGAAAACAGACACAGAGGATATAGAAGACTTCATCAAAATGGGAGATCATAAGGACAGGATAAGTATCACAGCCAAGTCTTGTGCCAGCAACTCCTCTAGATTGTCAGTGGCCGCTAAAGCCAAGTTGGACAGGGACTCTCTTAGCATCAAAGCCTTCAAGTGGGCCTCTTCAATACCACTTGTTTGTATAGGAGATCTCATAACTAACTGCATGGCGGAAGTCTCATATGAGTATAAAATACCCACAAAGCAAGGCAAATGGCTTATAAAAAAGATCCCTAATTATGAAGGATTCATGATGTTGAATTGTACTGGATCTCATGTCTTTATGTTCTTCTGTTTCAAGAAAACCCATTCTCAGAAGTTGGATACTGGCAAATTAGGGCCTGAAATATATGAAACAGATAATTATTATGTTAGTGACATACTATCCTACACTGAGGTTGCTTTAGAGCATTTGATTAAATCAGGCCCTTATCTCAAAGGCATTTTGCTTTACCTTCTAAAACACTTCAGAGTTCCCATATTCAGTACTAAGACCATAGATGTCCCAGAGTCCATGTGGGAGACTTTCAATGGCATATTCCTAACATTTTTGAACAACAAAATAGACATTGAAGAATTGATGACAGCTAATAGGTATTTGCATATGAGAGCATTACAACACTTTGAGTCTGATGTCATAGAATTTGTCGGAAGACTGCCTTCTGTATGTAGATCCAGATTAACCATCTATTATCTCAACAGGACTATCAATCTCATGAGATATTATGATGAGAAGAAACCTTACAAGAGAAGAACTAGGACTAGGAAAACTCAAGATGAAGATCTCATTGACGCATCCGAGATGCATGATGATTTCCAAACAGAGTTCCATTATTTCAGATTGAGATGCATCTACCATGACTCACCAGTGAGTATGGAGCAGCTTGTAGACTCATTCTACTTTGGTTATGTGGTGTCAAAAACAAAAGGAAGGGCAGGTGACAGGAGTTTCAAAATTGTTGCAAAAGTCTGCAAGGAACATTACTGGTTCAAATCTGAGATTATGGATAAGGGAGAGTTATTATGGGCATTAAGAGAAGAGCCTAAAAGACACTGTTGGGACCCAGCTCTCCTTAGGAGATTCACAGATTTGTGGATACAAAAACTGGTGAACAGGGATGGGAAGTCTGCTCATAAAGCAATAATAGAAGACTGTGAGAAGTCCATGTCTAGGATAAGTTTCTTAGATATTGCTACTCTGAAAGCCAGTAGTAAAGATCATGAGAAAATATTCCTAGATCTTCAATCAAAATTTAAGATTGTATCAGGGAAGAGAAGAGTGAATGAGATCAGGAAGAACAATCCCAATCTCAAGGGAAAAAGACCTAGAGTGATCACTTCTCTGTCTAGATTGATTAAGAAATATATGAAAGATGAAGGAGATAGAGAGCCTTCTTACTTGAAATTGTTGTTGTATTCAATGAGAGACTTGGTTAAACGTGGATGGATTTATAGTGACCTCTTCCCTAAGGACCAACATGGTGGTGACAGAGAGATTCATGTCATAGAAATAAGAGCAAGAATCATACACTTTGCAGTTGAAACAATATCTCGGACCATTGCTAATCATATAGATTCTGATAGTCTGACACATCCCAAATTGAAGGATTCCTACATGACAACTCACGAAAGGAAAGCAGGAGCTTTATTAGGACCTCATACAACAGTCTGTAAGTCAGCAGATGCAACAAGATGGTGTCAAAGACATCATGTCAGTAAGTTCTTCTTTGTTGTGTCCAGGATTTGCAAAGGACATGACATGGTTTACTTACAATATCAATTTTTTGCCTTATGGACTAAGAAAAGAATAGCTATACCAGAGGAACTCATATCAATTTTGGAGAATGCACAAAATGTTGTTTCTGACAATAAAATGTTTTGTCAGATCAGAGATTCCTTTTGGTCCGGATCAGATCCCTTTGTAGGACACAGTTCTAATCTCATAGAGATAGAAGATGGCATGTTCCAAGGACTGCCTCATTTCACAAGCACTGTAATCCATGGAATCTGTCAAGAGCCAATGGATATCATTATACACATTGAACTCGAATCCCAAGGCATACAGAATGTCACAAGCGTAATCCAGGGGAGTGATGATTCTGCCATGAGCATTAGTATAAAAGAGCCCAATAAGAAAAATCTATTATGGGTGCATAGCTGCTTGAAATGGAAGGAGAAAATATCAGAATATCTTTCCATTTGGAATAGCACTGAGAAATCCAGCATTGGTACATTGAATCTCATTGAGTATAATTCTGAATGGTGGTGTGATGGGAAGGTTATCAAACCCACCTTCAGATGGGTATCAGCAGCCCTTTCCACTACTCTCTCTGAAACATTTTATGAGCGAATTCAGACCTTTTATGATCTGATCACTCAGTGTTTGGAGGCAGGAGCTTTCACATTCACATGTTCCCTGTTACAACTCTGTCAATCTGAATTACATTACAAGATGTTGGGGTTGGACAATCACATTTTGGGAACAGAGATGTCATATAGGATACTAGAAGCCTGTCATCCTGCTGTTGGCTATTTCCCACTGGAGTTTGATTTTAATTGCGGAGTGACTGGGTTTGATTTTTCTCTGTACTATCACATGAGGGAGGGTTTGATGAAATTCAAGAGCCAAGATTGGGATCTAACTAATACTGGCTGTGCCCTGGAGTATGATGAACAAATAGACAGATCAATGAGGAGGAGTCTCAAAACCATAGAACTGAGATTTGGTTCAAAAAAACTACATGAACAGATTGTCAAAGATTCAGGCCTGGACAACTTAAAATCCAGTGTTGAATTCTTGGAGAATAACCCTTCCATCTTATATTCCAACTCACATGACTGGGAGACTCAGAAATCCAGGATGACCTCTAAGCTATTTGACCCTGGAGTTTATTCATCCCTAAGCTCATATCAACCCACAATAAGATCTTTTGTTGCATCTTCATACCTAATAAATAGACCTTGTTTGAGTATGAGTGATAGACTAACAGGGTCATCTCCATGGAACAGGAGAAAGTATACACTGTGGCAAGCTACTGGGATAATGTTAAGTAATAAAGTCCAAACTACACTTCCAACTGACAGAGCTGTGATTGACAAGATGTTTCCATTAGCTACTGAATATGAGAATGGATATGAAGTTGTGAAGAGTTGGAAAGGAGGTCTCAGAACAATATACTCCAACATCAAAGCAAGAGGGAAAGTTGTTTTCATGGTCTGGGAAATATCATCTCCAGTAGACTTTGAATTGATAGACATTGTCAGAAGACAGTGGTTTGGCCATAACACAGTGAAGGCATCTCAAACAGTTTTTGATCAAGTATGGTCTAAAACAAGAGCTTACTATGGGTTCTTGGAAGACACACATGAGGAGACATGTGTTAAGAATGAAATTTCAGCCATAACATTGAAGAATCAGATTGAAAGAATGGGAAAAAAGAAAAGAGAGATCAGACTGTCTGATACTACTGCAAAAAGAAAGGAATTGTCTAATGTAATGTCAAGAATTCTCTGGCCTAACACCAAAGTCTTAACAAGCTTGACTTCAGATCCGTTACACCTGAATTCAACAATGAATAGCCTATATCTCAGTGCTTCTTGTCCCTTGGAAGAGTCTTTGGTTAACAGGTTGATCCATCAGATATTATGTACAAAGTTAGATTCAGTTAAATTGAGTAGAGATCTGCCCAAAAGAATTCAAAGATTATGCATGATTAGGAACTATCTAATGTCAAAGGACAAACAGTCATTTTTGATGAATGTCACTCATCATAGATTGGGAATCTTAGGATATTTCATTCAGAGACAAGAAAAAGAGCATCAGTATTATGTTACTAAGTCTGGTTCTATACAACAAAGAGAAATTCCAATCAGAAAGGGTAGGTGGGATGGAATTGTCAATGGTATTGGGACTACCTTATCTTTAACTGGAGATGTTTGTGAAGAGATTAAAATGACCAAGTTAGATGATCCTTTGAATCTTGGGCATATGTTATTATCACTCTTAAAGGAATTCAAAGTGAAGCCAAAAGAGAATGACATTAGCTCTGAACCCAACATATTTCTGAACCATCAAGGACAATTTGAGGTATTGAGAGGGAAGATATCCAACAAAGTGAAAATCACAATAGAGAAAGATTATGAAAGTCCTGTGACAATGAATCTTCTAAGAGGCAATTGGTTCTTATCTGTGGAGAACATGGTGATCAGGCTGAAATCAACTGTCAAGAATCATGATGGCAAATCAGTTGATGTCACTTTACTGAATTGCCCTTTGAGAGCTACAGATTGGCTACCAGGAAAGATCTCTCAATTGATTCCCAGAGGAATACCTGTTAGCATGCAACATTGGCTCTCCAATAGGCAAATGCAACCTTTCAGGTTCTTGGAAGATATCAATTTGTCAGATTCTAAATTAGAATTGTCATTATTAATAAGGGACATTAAGAATAAGACCAAGCACATAGTGAATTCTATTGATCTCAACAAATTTGTGTTGATGATGAGAAAGACAATAGTAAGCAAAACTTCTGATTTGAGAAGACTTTACAAGGAAAAAATAGACCAGTTAATTAGACACTACAGTATAGATGAGAAAGAAACCTTCATGAAAGAATTCAAAGCAGATCCTAAGCTAATAAGAGCTTTCATGTCTATGGCAAGTAACAAAGAGTTCACAATGAAGACCATAGAAGATAACTGGAAATTCACTAGCATTACCATGGAAGAAGCAGAACATACACATATTGCAAAAGAGAGATTGAGGGAGGAAAGAGGGGATAGGTTATGGGGAGATTTGAGCTCCCTTGATAGTATACCATCAGTGAATACACATTATACTATTGATGAGAATGATGATGAAGATGAAGATGGGGAGTTTATGTCTAACAATTTCAATTCTGAGGTGAGCAAAGAAGTGATTGACAACATTAAAACTTTGTTCCTAGAAAGAGAAGATGTCTTTCAGATTATTGATGATCATGATATCATGACAACTGGATTAGTTCCCCCAGCCATTGTGTTCTTCTCTCCTTTGAGACAATTGTTATACTCAGAGGACATGTCTGTGGAAATTGTAAAATGCCTGGATAAAGGTGACATTATTGGTTTATCCAACTTGAACTTCCATGGTATATGCCATTCTTTCATATCTCTACTATGCCTGAAGACCATAACAAATGTCCCATCCAGAGAAAGGGGAAAACAAAAAGATAAGTCCATAATCTTGCCTGAAGGAGAAACCTCTTCTAATGATTCATCTTCAGACGAAGAGGAAATTAGATCCATAGGGATGTCTTCAACCAAAGGTAGGGAGGCAATCTTGACTAGAGAAGAGTTAGAAATTGAAGTTACTAATTTATCAGAGCTTATCCAACAGTCTGCTGAAAGTTTAAAATATGAACTCCAGAACCTACAGCAGAGGGTCATCATGGAACTTGAGTTCAGGAAATCTGAAGAACTCACTGATCTAGTGTTCAACATTAGATCCTCTCACTTCTTAACAGCCATGTTCAAGATAATAAAAGAGGAGAATCTCAGTTCATTTACTGAGCAGATTTTAGATGACACTGAAAGTATAGTAATGACAAAGATTTTTATCAGAGAGAGGCTGTCATTTTTAGATCAAATTAGTGCTATTAGTAGTAGTCAATTAAGAGCCATGATGTCGTCACTTGATCACTCAAGACTTACCAAGACTCTGATAGAAGCTTGTGGGCTAGCTACAGATAAGAACTTTTCTGTGTATAAGATTAGTCCAGAAGGAAGTGACATCTTAGAATTTGAAATGAAGTTTCCTTTCATCACAGGAAAACACATAGTCAGATTTTAGACAAGGGCAGTGGATCAATGCCAAGCATCTAAGATTCCAAATCTTCCTAAGTATGTTGTGTATTTTTTTATTATAG